TTTGAGTTGGTCTGCCGCACTACTTACCGCAAGTTATGCTGGTATGTTTGCTAAAATGGATCCCACATTCATTGCTACAGTATTCACTGCTTCTGCTGCCACTTTTGGTATTAATACAATGAAGAAAGGTGGAGATGATGATGATGAGAAAAAGGAACTTCCAAGAACTGAGACAGTTGTAGAACCACCCGTTTTACTAGAATCACCTGTTTCAACAATTGCTGAAACATCAGTATCTCTTGAAGAAAGAGTTGAAGCACTTGAGGAAGGACAAGTTCAACCACGTACAGGTGGAGTCTAATGGCAAAATCATCAAACAAAGGTAAGAAAGGTTCCAATGGTTCTAAACAGAATCAAGGGAATGCTACAGCAAAGAATGCAAAGAATGGTGGAAAGAAAAAATGAGGACTTATAATGAATTTATTATTGAAGCAAATCTAGCAAAAAAAGCAAAAGATTGGTGGAATAAAGGAAGAGATGGAAGAGTTCCTAATGAGAACAAAGCATCTTGGAAAGAATTGATGGATGATGACAAAAAACAACTCACCAGAAGTGACAAAGCACATAAGGCAGGAGCAACTGGTATTAAGGGTTGGAGACCTCATAAAGCATTCAGTCCCGAAATGGTCAAAACAGGACCTACACCAGCAGTTAGACAAGCATTTGAAAGACCAGTAAGAGCAGTTAAATCACTACTTAAAGGTAAAAAATAATGAGGTATTATGGCAAGAGAGTGGGACACTCCTAAACGTGAGTGTTGGAATAAACCCATACATCAAATACTTAAGGCTATTGATAACCACACCCGTCTTCATTTGGAGACGGGTGATTTTTGGCATGAGGAACAGGCACAGATACTAAGAAAATATGTTAAGGATCTAAAAATTTTTATACACAAAGAGGAAGGAAGAGAATGAATGAATTTCCTTGGGGAGTAGGTATAATTCTTGGAGCAGGTTTAATATTTACTATGTGGTGTATTTACTATATACTAAGACTGGCATATTTGGAGACAAAAGATGAAACAACTAGCACTAATTCTATCAGCAACAAGTCTTCTCATTAGTGGAGGACTCTGTGTAGGTGCTTATGTGACTTATAAGAAAGCAGAGGCAATTCTCAACAACCCAGAAGATTTTGTAGGTGCTGTTGTTGAGAAACAGATCAGTAAAGCATTAGAAAAATTGCCTATTCCTAACCTAAATACTTCGAAGTTTAGATTACCATTCTAATGTCATTAAGAGATCCTTATATCTATCGCATCAAACAAATTTTAAAAGTAGTTGATGGTGATACGATTGACGCATCAATAGATTTAGGGTTTGATATTAGTTTAGAAAAAAGAATACGTCTTGCTGCTGTTGATACTCCAGAGAGTCGCACAGCAGACGCAAACGAAAAGAAATATGGACTCCAATCAAAAGAATGGTTGAAGCATAAAATAGAAAATGCTAAGAATATTTTAATTAAAACAGAACTCCCAGATAGCACTGAGAAGTATGGTAGAATCATTGGTCATTTATTCATTAACGACCAAGAGACCTCATTGAATAATCAAATGATTAATGAAGGTTATGCTTGGACTTATGATGGTGGAACAAAGAAGAAAAACTTTGCTGAATTAGATGCCAAACGTACCAGAAATTCCTGATATAAGAGCAAATAGAATAGAAACACCAAGGGTGGAGGTTCCAGTCATTCGTAATCTGGAACCTCCACCTATTCTTGTACCAATTAATAGGAAATTACCAATACCTGTTGTGGATGTTCCTCTTGAAGGTATTCCACAATATGAACCGATTGATGCTCCTACAACTGAAGAGTTTAGGAAAATGATAAATGCTCAGCAAGAACCAAAGAAAGAAGAAGAGATACAAGATAAACCCAGAGGACTTCCAGATACCAAATCAATTACTGATGCATTAAAGCAAGTACCCCAATCTCAACCACAAGAACAAGTTATTCCATCAGCACCAAAAATAGATGCTCCAACTATTACGGTTCCTTATATCGGGGCAATTCCAGTTCCATCCACCGAAACGGTTGTATTATCTGGCACCACTGCTACTGCTTCTGTTGCTGCGGCTCTTATTGGCAAATCTATGGTGGAATGGTTGGTAGGAAAAATGAAACCGATTATTCAGCAGGTCTTTGTGAGGGGGAAACAATTGTTGAACCGAGATCTGACGCCTTACGAGACTCAGATGATGTTTGCTTTGGAACTGGATAAGAAGACTTTGAAACTTTTGAAGAAGGAACAAAAGGCTGAGAAATTACGCCAGAAGCAGGCTTTTGCTGAATCACTAAAACATCCGCACATATCTTTGCGTAAGGGGAAGCAGGATTAAAGAAAATCCCATTCTTCATTGCCTCCCCACACTTAAGTAATCTTACAAGTTCAAAGTCCAATCGTGCCTTATCAGTCTCTGCTTGTTGTCGGGCAGTCCAAGTATCTGCAGCCGTTTTGCATCTTGCTTGTAATCCACCATCTAATGGAAATGAAAGAGTTGCTGATAGTCCAAAGTTATTTGCAAAACTATCTTTCTGACCCGTTCTTTCTAATCCATTAATACCTGTGGTTAGGTCATTATCTATATTTGCATATTCTTCAAAAGGTCTTGAACCACTTTTAGATGTGGTCATAAAAGGAGTAAGATTAAAGGTTGGTCCCTGACAACTTACTCCACCACCGTATGAGTTGGTCACGTATGGACCCTGTAGCACCTGTACTGCCTGATTGGTTACACTTCCTGTTGATGTTGCCTGAGGATTTGCAATTGCAGTTACAGGAGTATCCCCCTCTGCATACGCAGGGAGAACAAAGACACTTAGAGCAAGGATTGCTTTGAGACATTTCATCTTACTGGGTAAATACTGACATTGAATCTGTAACAGATTGAATTGTCGTGGTTCTATTGACTGTTGTATCTTTAATCAATCCAGGACCCATATAAGTTTCTGAAAACTGAAATGGTTGTCCCTGATTCACAATAGTATATCCTGCTCCAAGAGTTGGAGTTCCTGGAATATTGATATTTGTTCCAGTAACTGTATAACTAAATCCAGTTTGGAAATCTTGTTGTCTAATTATCTCATTTACTGTTGTGGTTGATTCAGTATGAGAAGTTACAGTACCACTCGTAAAGTTTGGTGTGACTGGAGCTGCTAGGGATGGTAAGGAAAACCCTAGCAGACAAATGCCTGCTAGGATATGTTTCACTTGAATACGCTCAGTTCTACACTACGCTGACCGATTGCAGTGGTTCCAGCACCACCACCAGTAACTGTAAGAGCACCAGTAGTTGTATCAATTGTACCTGCAAGAGTACCTTTCTCACCTGCTACTTGTGTTGTATTCTTACCATACAGAGTTGGTGATGCAATTGCACCATTAGTAACTGTCTGTGATGAAACAGTACTGTCTCCAACGTTTAGTGATTCTGTAAATGAGAATGCCTGACCATCATTATTGATAGCATAAGTACCAGCACTCATCGTTGCTGCTGCACTTGATGTGCCACCAGTCAATCCACCAAGTGCCGAGACACCGATGTTAGTTCCACCAACTGCGTAGGAACTACCAATTCTTTCTGTTTGTACCGCTGCACCCTGTACTGTTAATTGAACGGAATCAGTGATTCTTGATGTAATTTCACCTGCAAAAACAGGAGTAGTTAAGAATAACGAAAAGGCTAATAGAAGTCTTTTCATTTTTCTATTTTTTATAGGACTATTAGTATTTATCGTCACCATTTTCATATTTGACTACTTGTGATATAATATAAATAAGTCGAATTAATTAATTTTTTATGACCGAACAACAAGAACATCTTGCAAATCTTGTAAAGCAAGCACAAGACCTATCCCTTGAATTGGAAGGACTACAAACCAAGGCTACAGTAAAAAGAGAACTATTTTTGAAAGTACAAGGTGCGATTGAGTATCTTACGCAAACAGGTGTATCTCTTCCAGAACCAGAACCCGAAGAAATCCCACTACCAGAAACAGAAGTAGCAGAATGATTTTCGGTCCCCGAAAGGGGACTTTTTTTATGCCTTGACAGGATTCGGGGACCGTGCTATGATAAATAAATGTTAGGGAATCAAAACATTCCCCGACCTTCTGCAACCGAGACCATCAGAAGTAAAGCGTCTCTCATACCTGTACTGGAGGGTGGTACAGGAATAACCGTAACTTTCAGTTCCCCCTGAATTCTTATTTACCCTTTTAACAAATGACTGCTACAATTGCTACACGCTCTAA